CTTCAGTTAATTACTAAAGACTTAGAAGCCGCTAATGACTTCATAGATGGAGTACCAAAAGGCGATATGGTTAGTCCTCAGATACAAGAGTTGTTTATGTTGGTTGAGTTTATTTCTAAAAACCAAGACAAACTTAAAGAGCAGATGGAAAAAGAAATTCCAATGATACAAAAGAACGATATGGTTATTCAATTTCACGAAGAACGAATAATTGATTTAGAAGAAAAAAATGGGAGTTACAAACAATGATCGAAATAGTGTTTGCTATGATGATGATTAAAGATGGAAATAAAGTTTTAGAATATGTTCCAACTAAAGGAATGTCAGACTGTTTGGCTCAGAAAAGAGTTGTATCAAGATCCATCGGTGAAGATCAAGAAGGAATATATATCCAATGCAAGGAAGTGAAAGCTGAACTTGAAAATGATATGGGAAGGCTAAGAATTAAACGAATCATTGATTAGGGGGAGCTATGATGTGTCGTAACTGCGAACACGATTGCCATTGTGGAAATAATGGTCAATGTGCTATATGTAAATGTTCTAACTGCGAGCATAACGCATTAGACGAATTTTGGAAAAGAAATGCGGAAGATAAAGAATTACACGAGCCATATAAGGACTGAGAAGGGAACTTCACAAGGTAGAAACCCTATCAAGTCTACTATGAATAAATCTAAGAGAAGATCATATAAAAAATACAGAGGACAAGGCAAGAGAAGATAATGGCTGATAAGATAGAAGATTTAGCACAGTTGAGAGAAAACCTTGTAGATGATATTGAACTTAGACATACAAATAGATTAAATATAGCTCTTGAAAACTTAGAAAGAGATGTTGTTAAAATAGCAAACGAACTACCAACTAAGCAAGGTAAGTTGTTTGAAGCACGATTGGCTGTTGAGATAAGACCAAAGCTAAGACAAGCCATTGATGAACACTACACTCTATGGGCTGATGGTACTGTTAGAGAATACGATAAGGTAGCAAAACAGATTGTAGACAATATGAAAGTGCTACCAATACCAGCTAAGTTTAAAACTCTTACTGAAGTTGATATTGAAACGATAACAAACCTTAAAAGATTAAAGTTCACCGGT